CCAAGAGATGAACCGCACCCAAGACCGCCAGTTGTGGTATTCGAATCCAAGTTCACCGAATCTGTCCCAGCGACTCCGTTACACTGGATAATACCATTGTTTGTAATGCTTGTTTTCGCGAAGACGCGGAACCCGTTCGTGACCAGCGTCGTCCCGGTAGAGACAACATACGTGGTCAAGTACACATCTCCCGTTAGGGTTGTCGTCCCCGCCACAGTTGTAGAAGCTCCAGCAGAACCATCCCCGTAATACCCTGGGGGGGCTATTGAAGATGACGCTGCTAATGCCGTAGAACTCACCGCCAATCTCCCATCAGAATCAATAAACAAGAAGGCCGTAGAAGAAGGCGCAACTGAGAGCGCCCCACTGCTGAATGTGAGACCGTTCGCAAGGCTCACGCCTCCGCTAGACCCGATATTCACCCCAATTTCTGAAGCGGTGACAAAGACGCCTTTCGTTGTAGATGCGGTAAGCCCAGAAGATCCAGAATCAAACGTGAATGAACTGACTCCATCGTTTGTATAACCTAACTTGTCGGTTCCATCGAACCACACGATACCCCCAGTTTCTCCGCCGAAGGTTGTCGTGGTATTCTTGAATGACTTCCAACCGTTCACGTCTTGGGTGGTGTAGATGTCTACAAATCGATTAAAGAACGGCCCGACGTTACTCATGATGAACCGTTCACCAGGAGCGTGAGCTTTTGCAGCCCCGCTTACAGTAGAAGTCGCACCACCAAGAGCTGTAATCCCTCTCACACATCCAGTCCAGGTTGGATTTGTCGTTGTTGTTGAAAGGTTCCAACACTCTACAATTTCCTGTGTAGATCCACCTTGGTTAATTACGAAGTAAGCAGGGAATTGTGTCGTTGAAGTCGTAATCAATTCTCCTGTGAAAAGCGTCCGAGAGGCGACAGGGATAGAAGTCACTGAACTGTTAATCCCAGACCCTGCGATCACTGTCGCGTAACTCGTCGCGACTCCTGCGTTACCGAATTGCATCCCAGCCCCAGCAAGAAGCATCAACGCTCCAGCAATCCCAGCGATTCCCTTCTTCCCAACCTTCGTCAATGCGATTTGAAACTTCGAATATAATACAGATAAAAAAGACATAGTGATTTGATTTCCGGTTGGGTTAAGAATGGCAGCGACAGTGTCTACAAACTTCGTCCCCACGGGTAAAGAGAACGTTCCTTGAACGTCTGCGGAATCCCAATTCACGCCCGTCCAGAATAGATTCCCGTTATCGTCCTTAATCAGCCCCGTGATAACCATGCAATGCGGCCCAGATCCATTATACTCCTTCAGGGTGATAATCACCGGATCGGCCTTTAGAGCCTCGTAAACCGAGCTGTCCCCAAACATGTACGCATAGGCCGGTAGGACGTGTTGTAGAGCGTCCAGGGCCTCACCCGTTCCCGATTGGAAGACTGCTTCTGTGCAAATCCCCTGCTTCCTGGCCGCTTCCAAGGCCGCGCCGAGGGTCGTCCCATTCTGGTCTGTTCCAGAGATTTTAGCCAACCATTCAAAAGAAAGATCCGGATGAGCCTTTTCGAGATATTGCTTCAACCACGTAATCGCCGCCGGAACGCAATCAGGTTTTGAACCTTGAAACACCACAGGGATGCCAGAAATATCCCGAATGATAGGCTCCATCACTACGGGTGCTGATTTCGGCAACACCCAGTCTTTCAGGGATCTAGCTTCTAGCTTGAGGCCATTTTTCATAGTCCGGGATTTGCTTCATCAACTTCAATCCAGATGTGGTTCCCCCAACCGCTGTTGAAGAACGAAGGGAGAATCTTTCTACCAACTTTCTTCCAAAGTGAAACGCCTCCAGAGAATTGCACCCTTCCGTTAATTGGCGAATAGACGCGCTTCCCTTCATCGTCTGGGGAGTTGATATCAATCCCTGGGTGCCAGACAGACCCATCCCACTGTAAGAATCTAGATCCAGTATACGTGAAGTCAGCAGGGAAGCCGTCTTTAATAAAAGTGGTAGGGTCTATGTATAAATCCTTCACAGAATTCTTTGAGTACCCATTCACATATTTCGTCCAAGACGGAGGCTTCTGTTTCCTAATTTCGAAGTGGAGGTGTGCACCTTTAGAATTACCTGTGTTTCCAACATATCCGATGTGCTGACCACGATTTACGTACTCACCGGCTTTCACGATCGGTGGGTGCTGCAAGTGGGCGAGGTGTAGATATCTTGACATAGATTTTTCCGACTCTGCCCACAGCCAATGGGCAAAAGCAGATCACCTATAACTTCTGTAGCTTCTTCCAAATGAAGAGAGGCATCCTGTGACAAGTTATTCGGATGCGAGATGTGGGGTGTCTTTTCCCGAGGCTTCCTCTTCGATAGATTCTCCGACGGAAGGGACTTCAGACTCTTCAACCATCTCTACTTCCTGGCCTTCTTCCACCGGCGCTGGTGCATCTGGATTAGCTTCATGACTCACTTCCAAGGCGGGGGTGAGGCCAGTGGCCTTTGCTTCCAATTCCATTTTTGCACCACCAATTGCGGTGTCCATTTCCTGATCTGGGAAGCGACTCCAGAAGTCATTGAGTTCTGAAATGGTAAGACCGGAAGATGAGATGAGCTGAATTTCTTCGACAGTGTATTCGTGAGAAGAGATAAACATATATTTTAGTGAGAGATTACGTCTACGTTAAGCTTCGTGCTAGATAGGTTTGTCGCTGAGGTAGAGGACACATTCTGCAAGTAAATCGTCACAGTGTTCGCGGCAGTAACAGATCCGCTGACTCTTACTGAAGATGAAGCCGAACTCCAATCCCCATTAAGCCCGATCATGACTGAATCTCCTGAGACCGCCCCCGCTACAGTTACAAGAGATGTCGTTGCAGACCCAATAGCGATCGAATCTGTATCAAACGTAGATGATGCGAACATCCATCTATCAACAGAAGCGCCTCCTCCGATGCTGAGCGAGGTAGAAGACACGAACCCAGTCGTCATCGTGCCTGTGAATGAACTCGTACCAGTGACAGTGAGGTTCCCGATTGTCTCTGAGTAAGACGTGGACGATACGTTCACAACACCGCCGGCAACGTTCAATGTTCCTCCAACGACAACGTTCCCAGGGAAAGTGACCGTCTGCGTTCCGCTCCCGAACTGCTGACCGAAGCCCTTCATAAGAATCGCACCGAGAAGAAGTCCAAACAAACCTGCGAGAATGAGATGATAGAGTTTCATAAGATGGTTGCCTTAGTTCGCCTGAACGATATCAGCGGCGCAATTCCATGAGATATTCACGCCAGACGCCCCAGTCACATCGAGTGAGATGGTGCTCCCACTAACACTGAACGCGGCATCCCAAGCGGCATCGTCCTCATTAGCGATCGTTGAAGTAGAACCCACCTGAACCGCAGTGATTCCGTCAGGACATTTGAAGACTGCATTCAATTCATACCCTGCACAGTCTCCAGCAGTGCCGCTCGCTCCTCCGGTTCGGCGAGCAGAAATGAAAGCAGTGATGTTGAGAACTTGTCCGATATAAATAGAGATATCTGCCAATGGCGTCACAGTCGCATCGGTTGTTTGTGCTGCGTAGTTATTTCTTCGTGCTCTATTGTCTGGTTGTGACATATTTTTATTGCGCTACTTTAGTCAGAGCTTCTCGTATGATATAGACCATTGCGCCGAATAAGATTAATACAATCGCCCAAGCCCCTCCGCCAATCTTTACAATCCAACTGATGTTTGTTTTGTTTTCAACTGTCTCTCTGGTGTTTGTATCTATTTTTGTATGAAGGTCTACCACACTCCCGGCGATTTCCCTAACAGACTTTTCAATATGAGTTAGATGGTTGTCTTTCATAACACCTAACTTATTAGAAATATCCTGGAAGTGCAGATCATCCGAGGAGGTGTGATCGTGTAATTCTCGACGGATGGCCTCTAGTTCTTCCATATCATTTCTTCACAATCTGGTGGGTTGTGTGAGCCGAAAGGAACGCGATCCCAGCAGCAATTAAAGCTGCGAGCGCCCCTGAAGCGTCATCTGGCGTGAGATTATGGTTCACAAGACCAAGTAAGAGGGTAGACGCCACGCTCAAACTGCCCGCGACTGCTCGAATTCTCCCAGTTTGGCCAGGATTAATTGGCAAAGCATTCACACGCTTCACGCCTTCCGTGATCGCCCACACACCAACACCACTCCCAACAACTTCAAGGAGCGTAGATAACCAACTAATGATATGTTCCATATAGTTTAATTAGCTCGACAAGTTATTTATAACACTATGCAAAGCGACAATTGCTGCATTAATCTTCGCTTGGAGCGCCGCTGCATCTGGCTCTTCATCTGGCGGAGGTTCTTCCTGTCCGTCGGTCGGGTCTGTCCCGGTTATGGAATCGAAGTAGATTGTTCCGGAAGTTCCGCCCTCTCCACCCCAATTTAATCTGATACTATCAATCTGCGTAAAGTTAGCAAATGAAGGAAGCCATGCCGTGAACCCTCCCCAGCTCCCATTAGAATACAGACGAGCACGTGCTTTATTCGGCTGTCCTGCGGCGTCAAATTCAACGTTCACTACATACCATGTATCCGCAGAAAGTCCGACTGAAATAGGATTCATCACACCTCCAGATCCCTCAAGATACACGCCATCTCCTTCTATGAGACCTGGAAAAACAATGGCGAACTTTGTTCCTGAATTCTGTCGAAAAACAAACGAAGCATGCAGAGTCGGAATGCTCGTCTTTCGAAAAGCGAAGTACATGGAACCAGCCGCAGTAGGTGTGATAGAACGAGTATAATCGTTATTCGACGCAGGCGCTACATTGCATTCAAGCGCCTTATCACCTGCGTACTTCACAGCTCCCTGAACACTAATAAGACCAACACTCTTCACCCAGCTATCTTGCCCAGTAAGATCTCCGTTATTTAGAGAATCGAAGTTTTGTACGTAATTCCAGGACATATGTTTATAAACTTGTCGCCCCCCCGCTATCTGCGACACCTCCACTAATTGGGACAGGTACAAGTTCTGTTGAACCTGATCCACTTGTCGCAGGAGCGAAAGAAGCAATAACACCGACCCAATCGTTTGCAGCATTTGTCCAGCTCATTGAATAAGCACCAGGCGGAGCACCTGTGTTACTATCTCCATATGCAGTGGCGCTCGCGGTTCCTTGTCTTTTTGTAACCCCTGTAGAAGCTACTGGCTCATTACCAGAATCTGCAACAACCATCATGACCCATGAGTTTGATGCTGAGACGACTGTCGAGGTGGTATACGGACTCGTAGAAGCTGCTACTCCTGAGTTGAAGCTATCTAAAGGGCTTACTTGCTTCACCCCACTGTATGAAGCAGCGACCACGTTCATAGTAATAGAAAGCCCAGCCGAACAAGTGACAGTCTGAAGGCTGCCAGTTGAAGTAGGGATCGCGTACCACAAGCTCACCGCCTTGGAGACGTTCACGCTCCCAACTCGTGATGCGACCTTCGTCATCGCGGCCCCATTCGCTGTGCACCCAGTAACTGTATCAGCTACCGCGGCTTCATAAGCAGCAGCAAGAATGAGCGGATTCGCAATAGCCCCACTCGTAAGAGACGTTGTTCGGCTCGTCCCAGCTCCAAACCCAGACTGTGTGCTCGTGTCATAACCGATATCAGCTTTCACCGATAAAGGCAGAAGAAGAAGCACGAAGATAGCAAGAATGATTTTCTTCATAGTGGAGGGAAGTCATCATCAATATCCGGATCCATATCTCTCAAGAGCGCCGACCAACCGTCTGCGACGATCGTCACCAAGAGGAATGAAGCGAGGATTTGACCCAGGATTTGACTCAACATACCTAACATACCTAATCACTGAATTGGCTGACACCGTATTCACACTTCGCGCCAATGAAGGAAGCTGTGTTCGTAGAAGATCCCGTGCTCGCACGTGAGATTCGGAACTTCACAAGCTCAGGATCGACCGTCAATCCGCCAACCGTGAGTGCTGTTGAGGTCGTGACTGTCAGGGCATTCGTGGTCGTTGCCACAGTTATAACTGTGGCTGTCGGAGAAGAGAAGCCCGTCGAGAGAGACGCTCCAGTTCCCATTCCTTGAGCCTGGATTCCCCATGCTACTCCGTTCGCATCAGTTGTTGTCGCGTAGTAGTCGAACTTGCAATTGAGCGTAGAGCCATCCCAGGAATCTGGTGGGAGCCAATCCAGTTCACAACCACCAAATGTCAACGGTTGGAAAGGTATCGTGCGGAACACGTGCTCACCAAAGTAAGCGAGTGAAGAAGTTGATGCTCCGTTTGCGAATGGCGGGATGTTACAACCTGCTGCTGAAAGCGTCAAGGTCTTCTTCGGGTTAGCCCCGCCGACTGTGATATTCGCCCCACCTGCGAGGTCTAAAACACCAGTGAACGTTGAGCTACCGGTAACGAGCGCTCCTCCTTGCAAGTATAGGATGTTTGTGGTTGTAGCGCCAGCATTGGTGACTTGTTGCAGGGTTGATGTGGCGCCGCCAGAACAGCCGACGCAGCTGCCGACGGTAAGAACACCGCTAGCAGTGATATTACGCCAACGATGACCAACTTGACCAAGATCATATTGTGCATCAGGGATAGGATCTACGTTCCCGAAGAATTGGGTCGTCGTCGCGGGGCCAACTCCGGTCACAGGGTCAACAGTGATAATGTACGGCTGAGCTACTACTGTGCTACCGCCGCCAATAGCGATACCACCGAATTTACGGACTCCAAAGCCCCCGACCAAAAGGACGAGGGCAAGAGAGCCAAGAATGAGGATTCGCTTCCAGGTCATATCAGTTTCTGGTTATCCTCCGTTCAAGAGAGTTACTTCAACGTTCGTCGTTCCAAAGGTATCTGAGGTCACTTCTTTCGCAGAAACGCGAACCCAGTTAGCGTTGATGTCTCCATCCCACGCCCAGTTGATTGCTGTCGCTGCTGTAGAAGTCTTGTCTCCAGGAACAACGATCGGGATACCCGCAGTGGATGTGTACCCAGAATCAGTGTAGAGGTCGATCTCGGTCGTGCCTGCTACTTGGACACTCATGGGAACCCAGTTCGTCGGGAGGCCAGAAGCCCCGTAGAATGGATCGTTAGAGAATTCAATCAGGAGGAGTAGCTGAGAGTTCGTTTCTGCTGGTGTGTACTGCCCCGCGATATGAAGTTTCGTCATATAGCGGCTGAACAGCGCAGAACCAGTGTTCTCTCCGTATGCATCATCTAGGGTGACTGGAGCGGCCCACGTCCCAAGATGGTTGTATGTTACTTGCGCGTTTAGGTAAGACATAGTTTATCGCCTGTTAAGGCAAAGGAATTAAGCCTCAGCCTAGACAGTTCCACTCGCGATATTGTTCGCAAATTCAGCAGCGTTAGAACCAGGAACGATCGCGTTCGTGTTAGTCGCAAGCATCAGGTTGTTCTCCACAGCAATGACTGACCCGCCAAGGGCTGTCGTTCCGTAGTTAATCCCTGCGGTGAAGATGCCTCCGTTGAATTCTGTGAAGGTGTTCCCGCGAACAACGTTACCAGCATCAGCCGCAGCAGCAAAGATCACGCCAGCCGTGACTGTCCCCGTGTTGGCCGTCGTGACGCGACCAGCGACGAAGATGTTGTGTTCGATGATGTTCCCAATTCCCAAGCCAGTCACATGAGACGTCTGAGTAATTGCGCCGCCAGAGACAACGAGGTTCGAAATGAATCGATTCTCATGAATCCAGTTGTAATTGCAAGCAGTCGTCTCCATGAGGATGAAGTGCGATGCCGCCCCGCCAACAGCAGAAAGGAATACGTTGTCATGGATGTTGCAGGAATCTGCGCCAACCATATCAATTGCGATCTTCGTGGTGGCGAGGTTCATTCGGAATCCTGAGATCTCGATCCCATCACCGGTCACATCGAAGATATCAGCAGCAGAAGCTGTGAGGATCACAGACCCAGGAGAACCGAGAGCGGTGAAATGGACGTCATTCACCGAAGCAGCGATTGCAGTTGAAATTGTATACGTGCCAGGAGTCACATAGATCACATCCCCACGGCCTGCCACGCACTGTGCAAGCGCCGTAGCGATCGAAGAGTTACCGGAATACACACGGACAACACCGTCTTCATCAACAGGGAACATCTGCTCAAAGTCAGAAATGTTAATCGAAGAAGCGGGGAGGCAGTAGAAAGACTTTCCATTCCCAGAAGGGAGAGCCTGCCCAGCCCGACCATACGAACTAAAAAGATCTCGTGCTATATTTTGCTCTGGTTTGTTGAGAGGAGGTCCAGATTCCTCAGCGTAGTAATGTCACGCTTCCGCATTTTTAGCTTCCACGCCAGATGCGGTGCAGGCGTCATTTATATGAAAACTACTTCTTCTTTTTAGGTTTTGGTTTTTGTATCACAGGCCTCGCGACAGGTGACTTGGCGAACTTCACATCTCGGATGCCCACTAGATTTGGCAGTGATGCTGTATTTCCGATAGCGGGCATCTGAGTTTTTGTTTACTTCTGTTTATGCGACACCATCTCCACTTGAGAAGACAACGAAGCGAGGATCAAGCACAACTGGCTCATAGCAGGCAGAGGCCTTTGCTGTTGAGTTCTCGTTGTACCAGTTCGTACCGCCGTTGAATTCTGTCGGTGCGGAGAGCGTCGGGTTTTCCGTGACTTCGAGGTATGCCCCGAGGTTCATCATATCCACCATCAGCCAATACTTCGACTTGGTAGAATCAACGTTACCCTGGTTATCAGAGTCCAACCACATCGCACGAACGAGGCGGTACTTCCCTTGGAATGGGTTGTACACACCGCTGTTCGGCGCATCCACTGGGGAGGTGGAACGAAGGATCTTCGCGAACACGTTGTACTGAGTCTGATCAGATGCGACAAGAATCACTTCCTTACGAGCCGGACGTCGGTTACCGTTGTTATCGAAGATCTGTTGGTTTGTGATGTTTTCTGCGGCTTCGAGAGAACCTGCCGATCCCTGTGGGTTAGCGGCGATGCGGTTCCGATAGGTCGTTGCAGAGTTCGTCAAGGTGTGGGCCGTGTTGTAGAGCGAGAGACCGTCACCAGTCGAAATGTCAACCGTTCGTCCATCGATGTTCACATATGTGGTAGAAGTGCCGAACGTGAACGGATGCGTAAGGTCAAGCTCGAGGCGGTAAGCCACACCATAACCCGTGTCCGTCATGAGAGACGTGAGTTGATCCGGGTACTTGTTGTGGTACATGAAGAACCACGTCCATGGGAGGGAGATCGTTCGGCGAACAACCGTCACATCCTTGTAGTAACCAGGAGCAATCGTCCCAGTAGCGAAGTCATCACCCTGGGATGTTTCCTTTGCGAGAGAGAGACCCGTCAAGCGTTCTTCAACGCGGAACGTGATGCCCATCGCTGGGCCTTCATACCGAGAGACGTAGAACTGGCGCATCACACCGTTCACTGCGGCGAAGGATTCAAAGCCTTTGTTGAAAAGAACTTTGAGGTTTGCAGTCCAGTCAACTAGAGAACTGGTGTTTGCAATGTTTGTTGGGAAAGAATTCTGTGCCATATATTTTAGTTAATAAGATGGAACTTAGGTCGTTGAAGTCGGGATGACCAAGTAACCAGCAATCTGAGTCGCAGAGATATAATCTGTAGACTGAAAAGCACCAACGGCTTCTGCTGCACGATTCACCGTAGAAGCGTCCGTAAGATCGAAGGTTCCACCGATATCTGTCGCAACGAGCGAAGCTGTGGTGGCGATCCAGATCGAGTTCGTGCCAGCGGTCGGCACGAGCACAGGAACCAGCGTGTTGGAAGCGTAGTCGGAATCCGTAGCAGCGATAGCCTTCTGGATTGCACCAATATGCTTGGTGGTCGTAGAAGTCGCTGGGATCATGAAACCTGTCTGAGATGCTGGCCAAGCGACCAACGAGAGGTTGGCGTACACCTGGGAAGCCGTCTTCTTGAAGAACCGCAGGGCGAAGTGGTTCGACGCAGCAGTCTTAGGGATGAATGACATAGATATAATTAAGAATCTAAATACAGAAAATACCACAGTTCGTGTGGTGTGTGAGTTGAGAACTATTCCCAACCTGCTTTGTTGTTGCACGCGCCAGCAGTAGCGCGATCATGGATTTACTGCCAAGTCAGGTCATTGAGGTTTTGCGGATTTCCTCGACAAGTCCGAAAGTGCTGTCAGGTTTGCGGGTTACTGACGTCCGAGATTGACTAGATTGCTCATCGTCAAACCGATCGGCTGGGTATTAGTACCCCAACCTCACGGTCTGCAGAAGAACTAGATACATCATACCGCGCCCTGCAGAAAAAGAAAAACACTAAAAAAACTCCTTACAACTTCACCTTTCCAGCGTTACCCACTTTAGACTTGAGATTCTGGGTCGCTGACTGGCGCGTCTTCCCCACCGCTGACATCTTCACGTTTGTTCCCTTCATCGGAGTCACTGACGCTCTCACCATCTTCGGAGTCTTTTGGAGTTTCATGTTCGTTAAGTTTGATAATAGCTTCTTCGATCGCCTGGAGGCGCCAACGGTCAACCGGAGAACCGATATACGCCTCAAGAGCCTGGACTTGGAGTTCAAAGACCGCCTCAGCGATCTTCTTCAGGGAGATCACAGCCGGAAAGCCCTGTTTGATGTCTGCCATCGGGACATTCGTAGACACGAGGTGGTCGTAGATGATCTTCTCTACCGGATTCAGATCTGCAGGCTTCACTTCTGTTCCTGTTTCCTTCAGAACATCGAGGCACTTCTGAGGCGTGAGCTCAAGTTCCCAGTGTTCTGTCTTGAAGAGCTTGTTGTTCAGCTCATTCCGGACGTTCGAGAGAGCCTGCATCACCCAGTCCATCGTAGATTGAGCGTCCTGCCAGAGAATATTGTGAGAAACAAGGTTATCTAGGACGTTCTTCTGGATTCCTTGAATGGACTTCACGAAGTATTCCTGTCGGTCTGTGTTAGGCTTCTCGGTCTTGAGTTCCCACTCATCAGCGTGTACAACTTCAGCTTCTGGCTTCTTCTCATCGTCGTAGATAACCCAAACCTGATCAACATCTTCGAGTGCGACCTTCCCGTATTCCTTCACCTTCCGATCTCCCAACCAGAGGCTATTCGCTGTTTGAGGTGCAATCGTCGGTTCTACTTTGATTTCATCAGACATATTTTTCTAGTTCAAAAAACTGTGAGCAATCTGCATAGTTTCACCAGTATATGACTCTCCACGATCCGTAGAAAGAACAACGGTGTGTTTCTCATCAGGTTGATAAGGGATCGGGCGCCATTCTCCGACATTGTTCTTCTTGCAATACCCCAAGATCTTTACTGGGATCTGGTTGAACTTTGTGCGCTGGTCGAATTCTTCGTAGTGCATCTTATGTTCCTTTCCATCTTTCGTAGTGACGAGCATGAACTGCTTGTCTTCAATGTTCCCTAATCGATCAAGGGTGACCATCGAACCTGGGAGCATCTGCCATTTAATGATCGGGTTCCCATCCAATGAGCGGATGAACCCAAAGAAATCTCCTGTCTCCTGGTTGATCTCAGTCTTCACGCCCGCCTTCTTGGCTAGCTTACCGATCACTCCCAGAGCCTGGGACAACTGTGCCTGCATTTCTCTCAACTCATCTGCCTGCTTCTGCTCCTTGGGGGTAGAGAAGCCATTAGGGATCTCTTCAGAGGCGACAGGAGTGTTTACGATCACATCTTCAAGGGGTTTTGCTTCTTCTTGTTGTTTCGCCATAGTTTATGTGCTTTGCGCTAGATTTGGATATCTCCTGAGTGTTTATCGAAGTCCTCTTTGGTGAGTTTAAATTGCTTCCCGACTTCCAGCGTCTCTGGTCTGATCCCTCCGGCCGGAACTTGCGACCGAACATAACCAGCACCCGCCATCGCAGGAGCATTGAAACCTCGATCCTGTTTGCTGACCTTTGCTCGATAGTCAAAGGCGAACTCAACATCAAGAGACGGGTTACCAGACTTCGGAAGTTTCTCGACAATTTCGAGGACAGCTTTTGCTTCAGCTCTTGTGATGTTCGGTTGCTGCTTAATAAGAGAGATGATCTGTTCGTTGTATCCTTCTGCTTTCAATTCACTCTTCGCTTGGTCAACAATGGCTCTAGTGTCTACGGGCGCCGCTTCTGCGATAACAGCCTCAGGAGCTTCATCGCCTTCCTCGAGTTCTTTTACGCGACTCTCAAGAGAACGACGAGCATCGGATTCTGACTTCCGACGAGCGCGTTCATTCTTAGCGATCAAGTCTTTCTCCTTCACCAATGCATTCGCCTTGTCTAGCTGACTTTTCAGTTCAGCGACATCTTCTTGCTCAGGAGCTTCTTCCAAAGGTTCTCCTTCAGGAGTTCCTTCTACAGGAAGATCATCGAACACTTCTGTTTCTTCAGGCATGTGTGTGTTAGGAACCTTCGTCCTCCGGTTCCTCGTTAGATTGATCAGGTTTCAAAGTTTGGACGTGTTGGTCATGGAGCTGCTCGAACAGCTCGTAAAACTGTGTAAGGTGGACGGTCAAATCATGCATTACTTCCGCTTTGACGTAGTCCCTTGCCTTTATTGCTGAGATGCACTCCGCGTAACAGCTCTGAATCCCGAAGTCAATCTCAGTCTTGAACGCGGGCTGCCGGAAAACTGCGGCGGCACTCCCCGCGTGCGCTGGATTATCTCCAGGATCTTTAGGCTCAAAGAGGTTTAACATCTTTCGCTTGGTTCACTTCTTCTGAGTCAGGGACAACAACTGTGGTAATTGTGTCTTCGTTCACGAATGTCCCTTTTGTGACTACGAATCCTTTCAAAGCATCAGATTCTTTCGGGAGAACTGACACTTCTTTCGGGGCTTTGTAATCCTGACGGCAAATTGCGACATCATGCAGGACATCTTCCTTGAAGAGGATCGTGAGCAATCGTGCATATTGGATATCGTGTAACCAGTATTCCTGGGCGATAGAGTTGTTCTCTTCACCTTTCAATCTGAACCACTCTCCAGAAGCGGAAACTTGCCCAATGGTGTCTTTAACTCCGTTGATGATGACTTCACGGCCTACGTTATTAGTATGGAAGCGCATAATTATTAGCTGATACCAGCGGCTTGCATTTGTTTATTCATTTGCATATCTTGCGGAGGGGAAGAAGGCATTCCAGGCTGCCCTGGCATTCCTTGTGGCGGCTGTCCTGGCATTCCGGGTTGCTGTCCTGGAGGGGGGGCTTTGGCTAATGCATCTTCAGGGTCTCTTCCGTTAGCGACGAGGAGCATCTTGTTCGCCCAAGCCTGATCGATGCCTGGATTATTAACGTACATCTGGTATTCATCTCGGACTTCTGCCTTGTCTGCCTTCTTAGACTTTCTATCCGCAGGGTTCACGATAACCTGGATGGTGTGTCGCATTTCTTTAATCACATCTGGGTCGAGAAGGATTCTCTTCTTCGGGTAACTAGAGTTCGTAGAATCTGCCTTCATCGCAGCTCGGACTTTGTATGCCTCTTTCCCGTCCATAGGGAGTGTCGCGAATCCGACTTCTTTGTTCCCTTCAATCCCATCTTTGTTAATGGGCCCAGTCACGGTGAAGAGCTTCTTCAAGGTGCTCACAACTTTCCCAGTCTCATCATCCAACTTCTGGACTTTGAGTTTGGGATAGTTCTCCATCACTAATCTTAGCATCAACTCAGTTCGCTGTCTCTTCATTCCTGCTACAGCAGAGAAGACATTCCACATCGTCCGTAAGGCAGCTCGCTGCTGTTCTCTGATCTCATAGGCTGTAGTTCCTCCTGGTGATCCTTGCCCAGAAGCAATCGGAGGAGTCGAGGCTTTGTCTAAGTTTGTTTCGATATACTCAATCATCCCCATGTCAGACTGCGTGACTCCTTGGTGTGTGATGAGCGGCTTCGAAGAAACATCACCCTGGCTTACGTTCCCCGGACGAAACATGTTTCTGTTGTAGATTGTTCGGAAGGAAGATACCAATGGCGGTTCGATTCCCTGACGGGCTTTGTCTACCAACGCGTTGTAGAAAAAATCTAGCAGAACTCCGTCGTTGTGCATTCTCTGGACAAAGCTCATGCCTGGAGCAAAATGGGGAGAGAACGGAAACAACTGTTGCCATGTCTTTGAATATGCTAAGTCTTTAAGTTTCGTCGGGAGCGTGAGCCCAACCGGAGTCATCAAGACGTTATTGATAATAATCGCGTATTCGTTTCTCCAAATATTCTCGTAGATTCGAGCGCGGATCATTCTCGGCTCTGTGGCTGTGGCCTGTTCTTCTTGTGTTTGGGTAATCAAATCACTCTGCTCAGCATCAAGCATCGTGGCCGTCATAGGTTTAACAAACTTCCAGCGTTGCCATTCACCGAAGATCGTATCACCAGACTCCCATGGCATGACATACTCCGACCAGATATGAGGCTGGAGATGCATGAACGGTTGTGTGATATCTCCGAGGAGGATTCGGTTCAATGGGTGGACTTGTGTCCAGATTTGTTCAAAAGCCGGTTCGACGTTCTTTCTTTCCTTCAAGGAAAACTTCATCGTCGTCGGATCCCACTCAGATGTCTTCTCGACTTTGTATCGACATTGCCACTGTACATCTTCGGAGATAGTCCCGTGGACGAGTAGATAAAGCGTAGAGAGTTTGTCCTTCTCTTCTGAGAGGTTTAGCCCATCAGCGTGCTCGAGAAGAACTTCCAATCCTTCAGCCACAGGTTCAGCAGACTCTCCCCACATAGTATATGAACTCAACTCAGCTTGGAGGTTCAAATCCGCAACAGCTGCCATCACCGTATCAATCTTCTCTCGGATGGTCTGTCTGCGAGTGTTGCTTCTCCATGCTTCTTTCCGGGTGACGTATGCGAGAAGATAGCTGTCACTCTCGTTAGCCTGCATATAAGAAATAAGATTCTTCCGTTGAAAGAAATCGTATGTGTTGCTCATCACATTCCAATCGTTCGTCCACTGACCTTTCAAAATCCCTAAGTATTGCGCTTCTTTCTCATCCGGAACCCAGGAAGGGAGTTCCGGCATCTTCTCCTTATACTCTGTCAGCGACGTCATCATAAAAATCTTAGCTACGAATAAGAAAAACCATAAAGATCTACCCCATCAACTCATACCCGGAGTCGTTACCCTCCATCATACCCTGTTGTCCATTGAAAGGAAAACCAGCCTTCGCAGTCTCGAAGATCTCTCCATGGTGCTGTTTCACATATGTTGTCAAATAACGTAGGCAATCTGCGTAATGACTCGTCCAGTCATGGAACGGATGGTCAAGGAATGTCTTCTTGTCGTCATCCCACTCTTGCCGATATTGCTTCAGAGCATTGATCAACGTCTCGCAATTCTTCAAGTCAAAGAAGAACCTACCGAAAAGCCCTTTTGTAAGTTCTATCCCATGAGCTAATCCTAACTGCGGGAGGACAATGACATTTTCCGTAACCAACTGTCTGAGCTTCTGTTCTCTCGTGAGTCCTGAGGTCAGTTCTTTCACCTTCGCATCATGTGGGAGGGCGTGGGTGTGGTATCTGTATGCAGCCTTTGATCGGATAACTGAAGCATAGAAAGATAAATCCTGCCCGTGGTTGTGATAGACATCAATGATTCTGATCTCCGCACCGAAGAGCTGAAAGAACAAGACCACCATCTCATCGTTCATCCCCAAGTCCCAGACCGTGTAGACTGGAAGCATTGGTTCGTGAGGCAAGAACCCTACTCGGCCGTCTTTCTCCGCGACAGTCATGTACTTCCCGAAGTACGCACCTACGAGCGCGGCATCAAAACTGACGTAGTATTCCTGCTCAATGAGTTCATCGCTCATCCCTTCTAATCTCTCTTGCTCGATCTCTTCTTTCGAGATGACTCCAGTGTCTTCGACGGTGAGGACTTGGTAGAACCATCCTGGACTTTTCTTCGCAATGTCTAAGATTGTTTTCCCGTGGTTATTTCCTCGAGGTGTAAAGTTAAAGATAGCCCACCCGCCATTTTCTCTGAGGATCGGTCGAATGAAATCCCATGCAGACGGATGTTGAAGGGCATACTCACTGAACACACACCCCACGGGGTTCGTACCGACAATTGAGTCGACGTTATCTGTTCCGATGACTTGGAGGATGGATCCGTTGATAAATTCAATGAGCATGTCGGAGTCATTCTTTCGCTTGATGATCTCCTTCGGGAAGTGGTCGAGGAACGAGAACCCGTCTTTGTCTCTGCCTTGCCAGAGGATTTTCTTCCCTTGGGCATATGTAGGTAGAAAGTAATAATAAGCACCAACACGCTCGAACACCTTCTTTGCAAGGATGTTGACGAGTGTCTTATCCTTCCCGGCTCTGCGGTGCCAGACACAGACTGCCCGCTTGCACCCCTCATCCATCGCCTTGAGCAATGGGAGCTGGTAAGAGCGTGGGGTGAAGTTGAATGGGATTGTGATCTCCATGGGGTTCGAAGAAGAGTGAGCCTGATGCTGGGATCAGCGGTATCAGCCCGTGCAGATCCAAGGTGAGGTTTTTATCAGCTGTTCGGGGTTTGTTCCGTTCCAGGATTCTCAACGACACCTTGGATCTGATTTTGGAGATTCTTCTCTTCCCCAAACTTCACAAAGTTGAGAACGATATCTTTTCCGCCCTTCCCAGACAGTTCGACAGATTCCGTTGGCTTACCCATGGCTCTGTTCATGATTTCCTGTGCGGCCTTCCAAGCATTAGGTTCTTTATCTTTGAGCTTCAACATCCTACGTAGCTTTGGAATTGCTTCTTCTTGCGCGAGTTTCACCCAGAACTCTGCCTTTGCTATTTCAAACTCTTTTGATACAATTCTTTCAATATCAGCCTTTCGGCCGCCATTCTTGTGGCCTCCGTTGAACTTTCTCTTATCTATTTTGAGAATTGGTTCCATTTAGATCTTTGTTAAGCCGTTTCTCTAGCTTCCTTGCTCCCATCCTTGAAAGATAACGAAGAGATTTGTTTGACTAATACGCTCCAACGTTTCATGAGTCTGGGATTTGATTCCTTTCTGATTTCTGTTTCGTATCCCTGTCTCCGGAGATTGAGAGCTTTCAGTTCAGCATCCTGTTCGGAATCACATGTGTGGAAGAGAAGAAGCGTTGGCATATTTCTTGATGAGTTCTTCGAGTTCTGGCCGATTGAATTGCTTGATCTCATGCTTCTGTTTCTGCAATTCATTTAGTATCTGATCGCCATGCTTGAGCTGAAGCCTTAGAGCGTATACGTCCATGTTTCCCTTCTTCCAGATGTTACACGGCATGCACTGACAGTTCACGTTCCTCTCATCCCATCTCAATGAATGATGAGAACGGGAAACGTAATGGCCCGCCTGCATTTGCTTCCAATGCTTCTGTTCTGGACATGTGAAGCACTTTCCGTTATCTCTCTGTCGGATAAAGATCGAGAACACACGATCAAGTATCTTCTTCAGCTGTCCTGTAGTCTTGAGCTTCTTTTTCTTCAACGTCTTCCTCTTCGTCTTCTTCATCTAGAAGAATCATACACCCTGCTTTTGAATAAGTAAATCCCAGTATGAACTACTCTCTTGAGTTGGTAATAAGCCTGTTTTCAGGAAGTAATTCCGAGATTGTAGCCGGAGTAATGCTCCATACCAAAGGCTTGCATATTCCGGAGATTCCGCGATTCTGTCGATGTAGATAGCCTTTAGTACAGGAACCTGTTCAACCTTCTCTACTTCATTGATTTCTCCATAAGTCAAGCCAACAAGCTCCCAAAACGCCTCTGTGTCTTTGAACTTGATAATCTTCGGTGGTTCAATGTGCATAATTTTTGCAATACCCTCCGTATAAAGCTATCGGATTATTTATATTCTCCTTTTGGCGGATTCTGGCACCTATCGCTTGTGAGATTTCAATGAATTGGACAATATCAACTTTCTCTCGGTAATCTCTTGCGACTTGAATCCATCTCTTCCCATTTTTCTCCCAATCTCTTTTTATTATACTAAATGACTCTGAATACGGTGTTTCTTTTTCAATGAAAGCATACATATTGAAATGACAACAGATCCATTGAGCAAAATCAAACATATTAAACCCAGATTCGAGTCTTGCTCGTAACTTACCATACATATCAACAATACCTTCTGCTTCTGATTCCTTGAATGTAAATTCTAAGACAGGTTTCAACACTTCAGACGGCTCCGTTGTTTGTTTGTTTTCATTGTTTACATTCTTAGTTGACGTTACTTGCGCGTTACTTGCGCGTTGGTCGCGCGTTACTTCGCGCGTTACTGTATTAAACTTTTCCCAATTATTTAGCTGTATTAAGCTGTATTTAGAGGTTGTGAAGACAGTTACTTCGCGCGTTGATTTTAGCTTATCCAAAGAAGTGCGCACAGATTGTACTCCCAGGCCAGTTTCTTTACTGAGGTGCTTCTGGCTAGTGATGAATTGTCCTGGCAAGATCACAATACCTTGCCATTTCTTGGGCTCATAATTAGCCTTAATAAGCAAATGTAAAAATAAACGAGTAGTGTTTATATCAGAATACCACTCCCAATTCAGAATGGTTCTCCAGATAGGTACAAAACCTTGTGATTTATCAAGCATATAGTTTAAGAATCGAACACGTTCTTCATGTTATCTTTCATATTCTTTTCTATGGACTTTGCGACAATTTCTGCACCACCGTTTTTCCAATCTACAAATCTTCCACATGAGAGATCTAAGACAATCTTGATGTTGCTGTTTCCTCTTCCATGACGGGCTTTTTCTACCTTCAAATTAACGTACGATTCATATACGTTATCTTCCCCTTCTGGGACTTTCTTCTTGCGCTTCCGGTCTAGGATAAGAACTGCCGTCGCCTCTTGGCTGATTGCTGAAGTCCCTTTCATTGAATCAATAGTCGTCTCTGTATCTGTGTCTTGCATTTTCGGCTGAACAGCGAGGAAGACTGGGGTTTTATTCTTCTTAGCATACAACCGCATGTCCTTGACTGTCTGTTCAACAATCAACCGTTCTTGTGCGTGTGCTGAAGCTGGGTCTGCGTTAGTGAAGTATCTCAGGTGGTCAAAAAAGAATGCGTCAACGTCAAACTTCTCACGTAAGAAATCCATCACAGGAATACAGTCTGTTCTGAACTTCCAGTCTTCTAAGATATTAGGGAACCAAATAGGCAGATCTGTAACTTTAGCGATATGGGCGAGCTTCTTGCTAGGTGCGATCTTCGGGTCAGACAAGAGTTTTGTTTCTGGAGACATGTGAGCAAAACGCTGGATCATAATCTCTTCAAGACTCATCTCCCCAGAAAAGAAGGCAACGCTCTTTCCAGAAACGGCTAAGTCTCTTGCGATTTGCATCAATAACCAAGTTTTTCCTGTCCCGCCTCTTGCTGTGATCACGACAAAATCATCATCGTTCAAACCTCCGATAGAATCTCCGATCCCAAGAGTTGGCAGCGGCATCGGGTGTCTGTTTACAGACCTTTCAACGGAATATGTTAGTGCCTCATTGTGACGAAATAACTGTTTCCCGTAGATTTCCTCCATATGGGCCTACTTAATAGATTGAATCTCAAAATATATATCTGAAAGTTGCTGTATATGATCTGCTGTGATCCAATTCTTTTCTTCCATGTGTTCAATCCATTTCAAAAGAGTTTCATGTGTTGACACGTCCTTTTCAAGGATCCAATAACTCCAGTCATCTGGCCCTAAGCGTTTATTACAAAATTCAATAAAGCCGCCGCCATCTCTACGAACGAGTATTTCTTCAGACATAAAAACGCTTATTATCCACCTCCGTGCCTAAACCCGACTTTCGCCGGACACGGAAGGGAATAACAAGCGTTTTAACGTCACGGTTTAGGCTATGACGGACGAACATCTAAATTGTGCCTCAAGAACTTACAAAAAGCAAGTCCTCATTTCACTCGCTTTTCAATCTCTTACAATTGATTCGAATCTCATTCTTTCTCGTTGCGGAATCCTTCACCACTTCTTCTCCCCACTTCGATTTTAGATATAAGATATTCTGCTGTTCTCTCTCCTCGTTTCGGATATCTTTCACCCCTCCGGCTGTCTTATGTCCGAACTGAGCGAAGATGTAGTCACATCTTACTACTCCTCCATATTCATTTACGTGCTGAAGCGTGAAGTCGTAATCCTCTTTGAGAGTCATGTTCATATCAAATCTCAAGTGGGTCGGGAGACAGACAAAAAGATCCCCAAGAATGAAGTTCTTCATACACACTAAGTTTCTGAGAGACATCGGATTCGTAGTCGGGGAGATGCCTCCGAGCTTGAAGTTCAGCTCCTTAAGCCCTGTGTGAATATCTTCAGAGATGTCTTTCAGTTTCGCTTTTGGCGTCTCCTTCATCACTGCATGGCTCACTCCGAACTTACTTCTTTCGAAATGAGACTTCGTGAAGATGTATGCCCTCTCTTTTACTAAGTCATCTGAAATCTGGCAACACGGTTCATTCTCAGAGAAAGATTCATTTAATGCGAAGTTTCTGGCTTCCATCAGTGAGAGGCCTGTAACAATTCTCATCGCTCCGTTCTTGGCGTAGGCTTCAACATCGTTGTTTTTACCTAAAAGCCATACAGCATCTACTCCATTTAGGAACTTTTCCATCAATAATGGGGCCTCTGGTCTTTGGTGGGAGATTACATAATAGCGCATAAGTCTGTCATTTTAGATCTTGGATAGGAATGAATAACTGTTTCATCGTCCAGGTCACGTCCTGAATCTCTGAAGGGGTAAAGTCCCGAGTAAGGTTCTAAATCTTCTGTAATGGTCTGATAACCGAACAGCCTTATACTGAGGGACGGTAATACCGCCTGCGCCCAGTTCCTTGTCGGAGAGCGTGAATTTTTCTAACCTCACACAAACAACCTTCAACCACGCGCATCGTCACTTTACCGTACTTCTCATGGCTTATCCCTCTCTTATTCAGATCATCTACGATCCATTCGATTTGCTCAACTGATGGCCGCTCTCCGGGGAACATCCTCTTCAGGGTCGGCTTAGCTCCTCCTCCGATGTTGCAATATGTCTCTGGCAGACCTGCAAAACTCCACCAGTCGCACATCATTTCGTATAAGATGAGACCCTTGATCCTCATCCTTTCGAAACACCCTAGAACTGTCTCTCTTGCGAGGATGGAAGTTTCAACACCAACCAAAAGTCTCTTCACTTCACCGATCTTCGTAGATCCTTTCGGCATCGCCGGTAGAACAATGAACGCGTCTCCCCATTTGATAGAATCTGTTGTCCAATCTTCAGCCTTACCGAACTCTACTAATGGAATTCTGTTTATCTCGGATACGTTATTTATTAGCCTTAGTAAGAATATGTTGAGAATGGCATTCTCCTTGCTCATTCCTTTTATTCTCGCTTGGAGAGCTTTGGTTGTTTTATCATCCTGACGGAATATGCAGCAGAACTTATATTTCTGTAGAATTGGATCTTTTGTCCAAGGCTTCGGCTCTCCGGCTTCCTTTTTCTTTCTGATAGATTCTCTCTCCTTGATGAACCATATGAATTCTTCGTAGACTTTTGGATCTGGGGTCATAGCTTTCCATTGATCAGCCACTTCTCAAATAGTGGGTGAGGTTCACCGGCTTCCTTCCCCTGCCACGGGAGGTTCAAGAGGTCGGCTTTGAACTTCCGTCTAATTGCGGAAGAGAATCTCTTATATGCAGACTCGCTCCTCCAGACAGAGTGCACGAGTTCCTTATTTCTGTTCTTGTCTTCGAAGGTCATTTGCGTCTCTTCGGCTTCTTGAGAGAGATGTTCAATCTCAACGAGGTGTCATCTACCACATACCGATAGGTAGACTCACGGGTCATCTTCGCCTTGAGGAATCCTTTCTGAATCCGGTAGATGACTCCAGACCTACTCATCCCCAAAGATTTAATAGCTTGTGCCAGTGTTGCCATATTTCTCCTTTTGTCTTTTGAGTTTCATTTTTAATCTATATGCTCTCCTAACTGCTCTAACCATATTGTCCCTATGTTTCTTTGTGAACGGTACGCCTCTTTTATGCTCAACATTATGGCAAGAACGACAGAGAACTTCAAGATTTTCTACAGCATTATTAGTGTTGTCATGATCTTTGTGATGAACGATAATCTGCCTTCTGCTTCCGCATCGTTCACAGACACGAGGCTTCTTATAAATATCGAACACAATACGATTATAATTTCTTCCTTTCCAATTTGGATTGTTCTCAAGCCGTTGGCTGTCTCCGAGCTTTTTTAGATGTATCAAGAATTTAGATCTAAATTCTGGGTTCTTCCATACTTTAATCATTGACAACTTGCTCCTTTCAGAAGCCTCTTCTTTATGTTTCGGATCTGAGCGATACCATTTCTTTATGCTCCTTGAAAGCCTTTTCTTGACAGCAGGATTTTTATATGTCTCTCTATTTGAATCCCCTATCTTCTTCCTGGTTTCTTTTGAGAGCTTCCATCCACGCTTATTGACCATCTGCTCTTCACTCCATTTATATCCCTTCGGTACTCCCATATTTCTCAACAGACATCTTCTTCATAAGTATAGGGGAAACGAAAGAATTAGGGTGAGCGGAGCTATGGTAATCACGCACGTAAAAGACTTTGCTCACCCCGGATTCACTCATTGCTTTTAGACAAGAAGTGCAAGGACGCTCAAGACTAACGACCGTAGACCCTTTGAGTGCAACACCATTCTTCGCAGCGGTTGCGACCATATCTACTTCTGCGTGAATTGCGCTTACACAATGATTTTCTTCGATGATACATTCCTTCTCTCCGCAGTGATGATTGTATCCCATCACTTCGTCTGGGTTGTCGTCATCTGTGATGGCAATCGCAGCACACTGCGCCCGTGGGCAATCAGATTCCTGAGAGGTGAGAACGAGCTTCTCAATGATTCGTTGCATATTATTTATATGATACCTTACGAACACCAATGAGATAGTCCATATAGGTTTTAATCGGCTCTGGAAATCTATTCTGTGGTAAGGAATTGGGATCTGCCTGTTCTGTAGTGATCCAGAAAGAAATCTTGTTGAACATTTCCTTTAAGTGATCCCTTGCTTCATTGAGAGACATTCCATTCCATTCTGGATGAATCAGGTCAGAGTATTCCTCAGTTCCATTCTTTTGTGCGTCTAAAACCGCTCTGAGCTGATCTTCCCGTTCATTATAGGAGTGCATACTTCCTGCTTGATGGATGTACCAGCCTGTTGGGATCTTCAAATCAGAAGCAAGGGCCTTCCCGAGAATCCCAAACTGTGAGACATCATTCGGCAGACCCCAAAGGATGTCATTCGATCTCATTGTAGAGATCATATTCAATCTACCGTCTCGGATGAGGAATTGCAAATTGAGTGTGCAAGGCCTATCTAGCGAGTTGGTGTTGATCGCATCTGAGACAGAATAGATCGGGATTACTGCTTGTCGCGTGTCCGGATCTTTTTCAAGCTGGTCTCTGATTTGAAAGAGACTCGCACCGATTCTCACCGGATATGCCCCGTCCCAGGTGTTAGTGATCGGATTGAGAAAATCCTTCATGTTCTTATTCACATGTAGGATGATATCTGTTGGGACTTTCCCGCAGATATTTAGAAGCCCCTCGAGCAGCGCGAAGCGTGTCGGCAGCTTTCGGCTCTTTTGGAGAGGAGTCGGCTGAGAGTAATCTTCAAGTTTGAACTGATAGGCCAGCATCTCACGTATAGGTTTCCCTCGTGGAGCACAGTGAGATCCGTTCGTGAGAACGTCTTTGATGATCTCTGGGTAGGCAGACGTGATGTCATGATATGTTCTCATAGAAGTGACCAATGGTTAGAGAACGCTCGAACCTTGAAAACTGTCAACTTCGGATAAGCAGCCGCAATACGCTTCGCTTCTTTCAGGAAAAGGTTCTGAACCTTCACGGCTTCATCTGGGGTGATATATGTTTCCTTCTCTTCCACACATCGGGCTTTGAGCTTATCTGCGTAGTCCCACAAAACGAGCAAGATAGCTCCTCGATCTTCCATCTTTTTTAGATAAGAAGCATACTCCTCATCTGTCCAATCTGAGGCATGCTTTTTGACTTTTGCGTAAACCTTCTCACCAAGTATGAATCTATCGAGCACGACGTTCTCTTTTTCAAAAGCTCCTCCGAAATATTCTAAAGGATGTTTGTCAGGTTTTGAATAATGAATCCATTCTGCCCCGAACTTCTCTGCGAGCTTCTTAGATAATTGTGACTTGCCCGTTTTGTCACATCCCTCAACTGAAATCATCATAGCTTTTGTGCAACGCGATTTAGATTTATATCGTTCTTCCTCACATATTCATTGAAGAAGGAATCAGCGTCTAACCCAGAAATAAGAGCAAGAGCAACAACGATATGTTGGATGTCGCTCAGTTCTTCATGGAGTTTGTCATAGTCGATCTTCTTCCCAGCTGATGTCGCTCTCCAAAATTTCCTGCTCGGAATTTCACGAAGAAACTCTACAGCTTCTTCAACGAGAAGCTGCCAATATGTTTGAAGATATTTGGATCTATCTTCTTCTGATGAGATTGATTCAATTGGAATGAAGTTTGCGGCAAGCTTCTTTTGTCTGTCGAACAGTTCCTGTAATCTGTCGCTCATACTTCACAGCACTCACACGGCCCGACAGGAAGTTCAGCGGCGGTGATTATTTGTGCGACTAAATTATTACATGCTTCGCACCAAATACGTAGAGTATCTGGATTATGCATTCCAACAGCAATATTATCAGGCCTTCCTTTTTTCAAACATTTCTTGCAGTGAAAGTACACAGCAATGTCTGGTTCTTTTTTGTTCATATCATTGAAAGAAGAATTATTCTGCGTTCGACCTTTGGACATATCTTACCTGAAAGTCGGGTAACGGACAAGTTCACAAATAAGAGCTAAAAACCCCGTGTTCACTCGTCCCGTCGAGGGGCGGGAAATGGGTAAAAACCTCAGTGAATAGGGGGGTTGCTTTTTCAAAGAAAGTAGGGTATAGTGTTCAGGTGAAGGTGAGGTTGATCGGCCACGGCTGATCTCTCCCCGCCCGTCGTTCTCAAGAGGTCTCAATACACTAACACACGTTTTCACGTGTAAACCCTATGGAAACTTTTTCTAAAGACACTGCCGAACTCTTCCGCTTTATCCGCTCAGCCTACGAAAAAGCACATGCAGGATACATGGCAGGAAACATGACCCAAGATGAATTCTTCAAGGTGAAGAAAGTCTTCGCGTCCGCTCAACAGCATCTCATGCCTTCAAAGGGGAAGGCGATGCGTGAGATTGAAAAAGATCTCGCTAAGAAATACGGAGACTCATACTCAACCGGAAAACGGGTATGAGTCTTTTAGAATAAACAATATGCATGAAAAACAAGAGAAGTTAGAAACGATTGTACGCCGCGTTCTTTCAGAAGATATCAACACTCGAAACTCTGATCAACTTCTCACATTAAAGGTTTGGTATGAGATTTCTCCAAGTTCGTTCTGTCAAATCTTAAGTGAGTGGTATGTCTCCGTTGAGGCAATCAAGACCCACTTACCTCAAGAGAACTCTGTGAAGCGAGTCCGGGCGAAGATCCAGAATGACCACCAAGAATTAAAACCAACTGACGAAGCAGTCTTGCTCAAACGATCTAAGTCTAAAAAGAATCAAGAAACGCTTTCTCAATGGGAGAGCAAGAATCTTGAGTAACCTTTCATAAATATATGAACGTTGATTCTATCAAACTCGAAGGTGAAGAAGCCCCTTCTGTTGTTGTAACGATTGTCAAAGATACAGATAAGTATCGTCAGTATGCTGAACTCAAAGCAGAACTGGAAGCCCTTGAAGACGAAGTGAAGGTGCTCGGGATTCAGCTGAAGGGAGATATGGAGAAAGAAGGAATGCAGAAATGCTTCCTCCCTGGATTCGGAACCTTCTCCGTTATGATGACACCTCGCTACACTTATAGTGAAATGGTGAATGAGATTGAGAATGACCTGAAAGAACAGAAGGAACGAGAACGAAATGACGGAACCGCCACCGCTCAGGCGACTTCATCACTTCGGTTCACAAAGGAGAAGAACTAACTTGTATGATCGATTTCTGTATAGTCTGCAAGAAAGAACCAACAACAGTCGCGGATAAAGTGTCTGTGTTTGATCGTGACGTATGCACGGATTGTAAAAAAGCAGAAAAAGAAGGCGCACCGAAGACTCAATCTGTCAAGTGCGGATCTTGCTTATCTGTGATTATGCCTCGCACTTCTTGGGAGATCATCGGAGATGAAGCAGAGTTCAAAACTTACGTATGTCCGGATTGTGACACACCGATTCATGAAAACGGAACACCCCTTCCGATTGATTCACTCTTAAAGTAATTTATATGAGCGCGAACTTAAAAGAACACCTCTTCGGATTCGTTCTCTGCGTGATATTCGGAGCTATCCTCGGAGCGAGTATCTACTTCGGATGGTCTGACTAATATGAGAACAGCTTAAATATGAGAACAGCTCCAAAAGAAGGAAGCCAATCTGGGAGGGTCTTGCAATTTGCAAAAGATGGCACATCACTGAAGGCCGCCGCATCGATTTTATTCGGTAAAGACGACAATTACGCAGTTTCTAGAATCTATAATACGACCACAAAACTTCGATCTAAATACCGCTTAAATGTCTATTCTAGAAAAGGGTTCCTCGTGTACGAAGAGGGAGAACCTAAACAATCTCTGAACAAGACAAGCAAGAAGAACGGAGATATTACAGACCTAGTCCTACAGAATCGCCTCTTCGCGTTGGGGGCTGTGCTGAAATTGCGCCTGAAAGATTCTTCTGCTTACTTACCGACGGCCATCGCTGAGGTTGACCACCTAATTATTAAAGTCCTAACAAGCTAGTATGAAACAACTCACTGGAAAAGCCCTGATGATGAAAGAAGCAATCTTTGATGAAGGAAAGAGAATGACCACAAAAGAATGGTCGAAGGCATTGTATGGAAAAGACGATCGAAATAAAGTAGGATGCGTCTATTCAATCATGAAGAGAATGCTGAATAACGGTTACGGGGTTGTTGCCTATCCTTCTGACCCAGAAGATATAAGCTCCCCAAAGAATCTTGTTCCGCTCACTGAAAGTGTAGAAGTGTCTCGTTATGCGAACTCAGCTCAGAAATCAAGAATCGACGGCAACGCTTTGAAGTTCGGCGTTCAAAGTATGCTTGAATTGGAAGTCTACCCAGAAATGGGTAAGGAGATTGCCGAGATGTTCGAAGATACTCTCAAGGCTCTTGTTGGCCAGAAGAAACTTATCCTAGCGATTGAAGAACCTACATATGTCAAGAAGTTACAGAGTGGTAATGGTTCCAATAGATAAGATCACCCGAGACCCGACCCAGCCTCGGAAGATCTTTTCTAAGGAAGGGATCGAGGAACTTTCAGAGTCCATTAAAGAACACGGAGTCATTAAAAACATTGAGGTTGATGACAAGTATCAGATCATTTCAGGAGAGAACCGCTGGAGAGCTGCAAAGAGAGCAGGCTTGAAAGAAATCCCTTGCCGGATTATTGAACTCACAGAAGTAGAAAAGCCTAAGAGACAGTTACACGAGAATATCCACCACATCCCGATGAACCCTGTTGATATCGGGAAAGCGATTCATGAGGTAAATAAGCAAAGCGGTGGAAAGATGACCGGAGAGGAACTCGCGAAGGTTTTTGGGAAGAAACGGAAGTGGGCGACCGATCATATGTCGATCGCAGATATGCCCAACTTCTTCCAAGAAGCTATGAATGACGGGAAATTAACCGTCGGCTCTATTCAGGTGTTACGTTCAATCTTCAAGAAGGAACGTGTCGGGGTTCTGAAGAAGGGTTCTTTTGACAGAGTGGTGAATAAAATCCTGAAAGAAGAACTAACTCTTAACGCGATCAGGGATCTCGCTTCCGGTATCGCCAATTCCCCTGAACATTTAGATAAGTTTCTTAAACTTCCGCTCAAAGGTAAGCTCACAACAGAAGTCAGGTTCCTCATTGAGGGTATTTCCCCGTCGTTAGCAAGCGCGGCAATTCACGGGAAGATATCACAGGATAAGTTCTTATCAATGGTCAGATCTTGTAAGAATAGAATCTACAGCCTCCCGTACGCAGACGTAGGAATCCGTAGAGGAGAGATTAAGAAAGAGATCATCTCATTAGAGAAGGTTATTACTCATTGGTTAAAAGAAGCGAACTGATATGCCTACACCCAGCGCAGCCGCAAGAGCTAAAGATAAAGCAAGAAATGCTGGTATGGGCTCTTATATCCATAACGGGATAGAGAAGCTGTATGTTCACGTCGGACACCTCTGTTCATGTTGCTGGATGGAAATGACCAAAGAAACTTCACAAGGGAACGGATCATGTGAAGATTGTATGAAAAAGGAGCATGAGATCCCTTGCCCTCAATGGACAAAAGACATGAAAGAATACTATGAGAAGTATGAATATCTGAACAGAGGAGAATTCAATCTTGAAACAAGAGTTCTTAGTCGTGAGAGGATAAAGTTGGAATAATTAGGCGTGATATGAAGGAGGAGTGGAAAGAAATTAAAGGGCATGAAGGAAGATATGAAATAAGCTCTTTCGGAAGAATAAGATCTGTATCAAGGATGTGCCATAATGGTAACGGGATGAGGAAAGTGAAGGGTAAGATATTAACACTGTACACAAATTGCGCGTATCCCTCATATGGGTGGCGCATGTCCCCGCACCGCCTTGTTGTGGAACACTTCATTGGGAAAATCACAAAAGGATTAGAAGTGAACCACAAAGATGGTAACAAACATAACAATCGTGTTACTAATTTGGAAATTGTTTCAAAAAGTGAAAACGAAAAGCATAAGTATCATACATTAGGATATAAGATACACAATTTGAAGCTTACTAAAGAAATCGCTAGTGAAATCCGAAAGAAATATAAAACAAAGAAGTATTCTTACCCAGATCTCGCGAAGGAATATGGAGTCTCTCATATGACAATAGGCAGGATAATACGCCGCGCGCAGATTTCATACTTATAACATACATATGCTAAATAAAAGTGATAACATAAATGAACTTGCGGCAGCCTTATCTAAGGCGCAGAGTTCACTGATCGCAGCAAAAAAAGATTCTAAAAATCCATTCTTTGGGTCAAAATATGCCTCACTTGAGGCAGTTTGGGATTCCTGTCGTGATACCCTCGGAAAGAACAATCTTTCTATTTGCCAAACAATGGCATACCATGATGGTGAGAGTTTCTTGTGCACGACTCTTTTGCATTCTTCAGGGCAGTTCCTTCAAGGAGAACAAAGACTTAATCCGGTGAAGAATGACCCGCAAGGAATGGGATCAAGTATAAGTTACGCCCGACGTTATGGGCTTTCTGCGATTCTAGGGATTGTCGCAGATGAGGATGATGATGGAAACGCCGCAAGTGGGAATAAAGAGAAAGCAGAAGACAAAGTTCAGAAGGCAGAACGAGATGACATCGAGACATTAAGAAAGCAGGCGAAAGCCTTGAGTTCAGATGTAGAGAGAAAAACTCTTGCTGAGAGGATGACAGCTTCAGGTGAATACCAAAAAGAAGTTGTGAAATATGTCACAGGGTTCGAAAAATAAAATCCTTCCAATCTCATGGAGCGAACTTGATTCTTGGGAACAAGACAGAGGCCGTTGGCATAGAAGCTATATGCTTGGTGTCTGTGATCCTCCTAACAAGTATATGATCCGAGGAACCGATATCCATGGTATAATCCAAGGATCTACAGCTCCGCTTCAGGGTTCTTATTCCGAAGATGAGGGAAAAGTCCATTCCAGGATTTTAGAAGAGTCCAGAGCGCTCTTAGGCGCAGGGTGGGAATACGAGAGAAAAGCCGAGGTGGAAATCTCTGGTATATCTACGAAGGGATATTGGGACGCGGTAAGAGATCGTGTGATGTGCGAAATAAAATCCTCGACGAAACTCTGGACTCAACGCAAAGCAGAAGACCACGGGCAGATCTGGTTCTACGCTGCTCAAGCTGAAGCCCTAGGGACTCCGTTTGAGGCTTGCTTGCTTTTGTCTTGTTCTACTACTACAGGTGTGTGTATCGTATATGAACTAAATCCCACTGAAGAACAGAAACAGTCAATTGTTAATCGGATACAAAAGATGTATAATACCTTGAAAGAAGAAAATCTCTTGGAGAAGCGTATAGGCTCTAAAGATAGATTGGTATGAAGACACAAATTCCAGGAACGATAAGCAAAGTCGGGACTCTCGCTGATAATACTATCCGAGTCCAGTTCGATGCACAAGAAATAGCTGCTGAAGAAATGGCTAACTTATTTGCGTTGAAAGGCAGACTCGGCTGGATCGTTTTCAGTGAACAACTTCTAAAAGAAGAAGACGTTAGAGATCTTCCAGAAATCCGTGCTGAGTTCGGAGAAAAGACGCCAGGACAACGTCTTCGTGGGGTTCTATATATCCTATGGGAACAGACAAAATCTTCACTATCCTTTGAACAGTTCTACCGCGAGAAGATGGAATCTATAATCACGATGCTAAAGGATAAGCTAGACCCACCATAATGAAGAAGTCGAAGAAGATGAACTGTTCCTCGTGTGGAAATCCCTTCCAGCGCGTTACCAGCGGCCGCGTGAACTGCAAGAGCTGTCAGCCTTTGCAGAAAAAGCTCTCACGAATGGTAATTAAACGAAGAAAAGATTGATTCCTTCCCTCCCTCTGCCTCGTCGTGCCTTCAGTGTTGTGGGCGTGATCTGGCGGAGAGAGGGGTGGAGAAATCCATCCTAATTCGTTGTTGAATCGATGAATTAAGCGATATGCCGAGCTTCGGTTCGGCGGTCGCCCGCGCGAGACATCGCAACCAAGACGAAAGTCGATAGGAGTTGCCTCTCGCGGGCGGGTAAAACCGCAGGTAAATAGCGCAGCGTGGGCGGATTGTCGGATCGCGTCCGAATACGAGTCGCCCTCGGTCCTGTATACGCGTTGCGCTCTCGCCTCTGCCGTTTGTGGGGTAGCACGGAGAAAAACCGTGCACCTGTAATCGAAAGATTACCGCGAACTTTGGCTCACACAAACGGCGAAGGCGGGTAAAACCGCAAAGCGATCTCGATGATCGGTGTATTACCCAGATTCTAGAAATGGGTGGGAGTAAAAAACCCGTCAACAAGTGTTCATCGAGCGTCGCTATGGGTACACACAATGAACAACACACAAGCGGTGCGAACGGATGTAATGACCGTTCGGTAAATGGCAAATCTCTGCTATCAGCACAGCCGATCTGTTGAGACGTGTGTATCCGTAGCGTCGCGCTCCAATCGCTTAAGAAATATGGCATTACGAATCAACAAACAGAAAAATAATAAAAGCGGATTTACGGGAGTTTGGTATCGAAAAGACCGCAGAGCGTGGGTCGCGACGATAGAAAGCAAGCGCTACCACCTAAAAGTCTCTAAGCAGTTTCATTCACTTGAAGAAGCGAACCGTTGGAGGGTGGAGTATTTGAGCGGAAGACCTGACCTCGTGGCAGACCATAGACCGAATTGTTCCAAGTGTAAGAAAAGAAAAGATGTGAAGGATTTTAATGTAGATAGATCCCGTGCTCGTGGCGTAGAGACAATCTGTAGAGAATGTTCTCGTAAAAAACAAAAAGCACGATACGCTAAACACTTAAAATCCCTCCCCCTCTCATCGCTTAAATGAAAAATAATATGAGAACATCAACACTTCTATTCTGGTTTTCGCTAGTAACGGCGGTTCTAACGGGTATCGGAGAAACGTGTATTAAATCAAGTCCCGCATGGTTTTGTACGGCCTTTATGTCGCTCATGTTTCTTATAGCTGGCTGGTACGTGCGATCTAACAATGAAACGTAAACCCCTAACCCGCCGAACGCTTAAAGATGTTGGAAATGTATGACACGATATAAAATCATTGAGACAGACAACGGGTACATCCTCGAAACTGAATGGGATGTTGTTGATCCGATAGGCACGAACAAGACTGTCAATGTTTTTGCACATTCTGAGGATACCGATGCGTTGGAATCGGCATTCAAATACATTAGAGAAAATCGTTAATATGCCTCTCCCTGAAACCTCCAAATGCTGTAACGCCTCTTTCCATGTTGAAGGTGGAGATGAAGGTACAAACCATTACGAATGCGATGCGTGTGGGAAACCGACTGATCCGCGTGTTCATGAAGAAAAAGAAAACCATCAGAAGTTTTTAGAACAAGAGCTTTGGATAGAATTGAATCGTCTTTACAATAAGAACGACCCTAGAACGCAGGAGGCTTGGGATATGCACGTCGAGCCTCTCCTCGCCGAACAGCAGAGACGGGAACGATTGCGCATTCTCACGATCATCAAAGATAAGCTTACATTCGACGATAAGGATGCAAAGTTTCAATTCATTTCAGAACTCATTGATGAATCTTTATGACCAAACAACAAAAGAGCGAAGTCATCAGAGCCGCTTGTGTGAAGGCGAATCCTGAGATAGTGGAATTGAAGTTTGGGTGTGCCTATCGAGTGAAGAATAAACCATCCCCACTGCCCTACGTTGTAAATGGAGAAGCGATTTTGCAAACGATTAAAAATCTGGATTTGCAAATCATCGGTCGTCCCGTGCGCTTGGCAGACGTTTTGCTGGCGATCAATGAAAAGAAGAAAGACTGGTACGCCTTCGATTGCGCTGGCTATCTTCTTATTCGTGAGTTTGGAACTTCAGCATTTGAGTTGGCCGGTGAACCTTCTCCTTGGAACCTCCGCTCCGACGATCTCACCCTCCAAAGCGACGATACGATTAATTTCCTTTATGAGTTGGTGAAGTGAGTATGACGAATGAAATCAAAAAGGTTGAAGAAACTGGAATCGTCCAGAGTTCATTCAAGCGATATTTCGGCTACGTTCTCCAACTCTCGAAGGAGAAGCTAGATGCTTACCGTGAAACGAACAACATCAGCGCGGATGATTTCATCGAGCTTTTAATCACGTTTGTCGATGAAGAGCGCACAATCAAAATGAGCTATCGAGAGTTTAAGAAACGATTACAATAATATGCGATACGAAGGGACAAGAGAATCGAAGGGGAGTGATAAGAGTACAGTGCATTTAGTGGCTCTTGGAGAAGAAGAATTACGGTTGATCCACGATCTGACATTAAACGCCTACATGAACACACAGGCGCGAGTCTTGGCTTTCCAGCCCACACGACAACGGCTCAACAGCATGAGAAAGACTACGGGAGAAATCTTAGGGCTTTACATGAAAAAGAAGCTATGAACGACCTCCTAAAAATCATCATTAAGTGTGTGGAGAAATCTGCTGTGATTAGACCAGGGAACGGGCAAAAGTTAGTAGACGCTGATCTATTTCTTGAGGCTTTGAAGAGTGAAATGAAAGCGCCTATGCGTAAACATGAAGAAATCTCACCTGCACCTGTTGACCACGATACGACATGCCCAGTCTTCCATGATCCCGCTAATGGGATCTGTGATTGTTAATATGGAATTATCTCAACAAGTAGCCTCCCTAGAAATTGCTCGACGGTTGAAGGAGCTTAACGTGCCGCAGAATGCGTTTTGGTCTTGGTACGAAACAATGGATCGAGATGACACTCCACGTTTGAACAGAACAGATGAGAATTGCCCAGCGTGTACGTTGCCCACGCAGAAATGGGAAGAGAAATACTCTGCGTTTTCAGTTGCGGAATTGGGGAAGATCCTCCCTTGGGGTATTCCCGAAGGGAATCCTACTTACACCACTCTTAAGATCCTAAAATCAGATGATGGTGACAATGAAGGTTGGATCGTTGTATACGACAATAAAATTGGAAGATCCAACCAAGAAGGGGCCGATACTCTCGCAGATGCTATGGGCAAAATGTTAATCCATCTTATCGAGGCAGGAATCTTACCTACTAAATAATTGTGAAAAGGGGAGTATGAAACTTTCTGTCAAGGATCTACAGAGGCTAAGGTCGGTTGCTAATTATGCAGCCGAATCAACAGAGCCAATTCTACCAGGGGTATTTTCACCAAAAAGAGTGGATACGAAAACTGAGAAAGAAATGTGCAGAGAGATTCTTGTCTCTGCCCCCTTCATCCTCTCACAATTAATCTCTCTTATGGAAGAGAAGGAGGCGTTGAAGGGGAAGATCCAGGCCATGCATAGCATCACACGGGATTTAGAGTCTACGCATCGAAACGCACTCATTCGAGAAATCTTAGCCCTCCTCAATAGCCCTAAAGAAGAATAAATATGAGAGATTTTATCGAATTCTTTACCGAATACTTAATTGTTGGTTGTTTCTGTGTTCTCGTGGTTATTGTGATTTCCGCATTCTTTCGAGCTCAGGAAGACATGAAGTATTTTCCATGTTCTAGCTTTGCTAACACGCCTTTGAAAGACGTTCCAGCTCGTTGCTTTTATGCAAGCACCCACACTACAAATTGAATATGAGAACAATTAAGTTTCGAGCTTGGGATAAGAACGCCAATAAAATGTCAGATGTCGTTGAGCTTTCTTGGGGCAATCATGGAGACTTCGATGTGTTCACTTCGCATGGAATCAATGCTTCGGCTTTAGGAGGAGATTGTCTGATGCAATTTACAGGCCTCAAAGATCGCAATGGTAAGGAGATTTATGAAGGGGATATTGTGAAACTTGGTGGTAAAGGAGGTTCGATTACAGAAGTGAAATGGATGGATGGAGGATTTAGGGTTGAGCAGATTGAGTTTCGGGATGTAATGGAACCTCTACTAAAGCATAAAGCATGGGTAGAGTTGCATATTGAAAATAGAGGACTCGAAGTTATCGGAAATCATTTTGAGCATCCAGAACTTCTAAAATGATATGAGCAACGAACAAAACGTCGAACTAATATCTTGCAAGCGTTGTGGCGCCCACATTATGGCGAATGGTGTGATGCTTGTAGAAAGCCACAAATGCCTCCTCCCTAAACAAAAGGAAGAAGAACAATGGTGGGATGAAGAAGTCCAATATTTTAACCCTTTCAAAGAAAGTTTAAGCAGTTTTACGGGTCGGCTCATCCTCGAATCTCGTCGTAGAACGTTAGAAGAAGTTATTGGATTGGTAGAAGCATCCTACATGATGGAAGATCATCGTCTTATAGATAAGCAGGCTTGGAATCAAACCATTACCGTTGTCCTCTCCCGTCTCCAATCACTACGGAAATTATGATTGACTCCGATCTCACTGCCCCAGAGTTCCTAGAGCCTGGAGGTGTACAGCGGTATCTTTGCCAACGGGGTCAGCATTCCTTTCTAAAAACTGGAACTGGCTTCGGGCCAAAAGATTATTCCTGTGTGGGTTGTGGAGAATTAATGGAACCTAACTCCCTCCAGAAAGGAGGGAATAATATGGCTACACGCTACATAATCACTGAAACAAGCAATGGGTTTATTCTTGAGACTGAATGGGACGTTCATAATCCTTTAGACAGCTCAAAAAATAAAGATCAGGAAGTGATGGTATTCGAGACTGAAGGAGATAAATACGCATTAGATAAAGTGTTTAAGCACATTCAAGAAAATAGATGATATGCCCCTCACCCTTAAAGAAGCCAGACTAGCCCAAGAAAAAGCAAAAGACGAAGGTAAGATGAGTGATGTTTCTTTCTTCTCAGGATATATTGCAGCATTGATTGATGTAATGCCACTTGAAAAGGATTACCCAGAAACGATGCCTGCGAAGCCCTACTCTTTTACTAAAGATGATTTTCAAGATCATATGCTGCGCTGTAAACAGCCCGACTCCTGCCCCTGTGGAGCTCCACTTGATAAGCCTGAGTTGTGTACGCATGGAAGGGAATGACTTTTCAATTCCTGGCTTACACGCTTTAATACCTTTAAGCTACTCGAAGAAGGAAACAACAACCTTGTACACTCCAATTCGGTTAGCGGATAATCTATTTCTGGGCTTCTCCTTCATTGGCGTAAACAGTCGCGCTGTATAAAAGGAACTCCTGGAAATAAATAAACGCGCCTCCTGAGTGGGGCGCGTTTTGAGTTTCATCTCCCTAAGGATGATCAGAAGCCGGAGGCTCTGTATCTTGCGAGTCTGCTGGAGGAATATGGTAGACGTCCATCTCTCTCGGAAGAGCAGGGGCCGGAGGAATAGACGTATTTGAAAACGCGCAGGTGATGATCTCAGAGAACGTCTTTTCACTGTCAAGTGTCCGGAGATCAAATCGCATCACGCGCTTGTTCCTCGAACGGACGATGATCGTTATCTTCGCCCCCTGCTTCATTGAAGTCCAAAGTACATACAAGTCTTCGGCAGAGTATGGCGTCTGAACCTCTACCAAGACGCCGAATTTGTCCTTGAAGTGAGCAGTAACGCCAACCATGAGATCACTAATTAGGCTCTTCATGGAGAAGCCCCCTCCTGGGGGTACTTCTTTTTCAAGTAGAATTGGAACAAGCTCTGAGAAGAGCCACTGTCTGTCCAGGCTTTGAATGTATCTTCGCATCCAGCAGAACAGAACTTCATCTCTCCTTCTTCAGAGACAGGAACCCCAAGGGGCCTGTCAAAAGAACAACACACCGCACAAGAATCTTTCATACTCTCCTCCATGATCTACCCCATCGGCGGAGGAGGAATGCCGCCCATGAGATAGATGAGGGAAGAGGCTATTCTCTCTTCCTAGAAATGTTCAATTGAGTCGGTAGACGATATTTACCGTCTTCTTCCTGTTGTAACCCAAGAGCCGCTAGCGGGAGGGCGGCAAATGCTTCTACTGGGCCTTTATGGTCAGGCTTCACATCCACCTCAAACCAGCTTACTCCTTGTTCATCAGTTACGAGCTTCGCGCCGTATTTTCCTTTGAGATACTTCGCCACGTCTTTTTCGTAAAACTTGTAGATGGGGTCATGACTACCGAAGCTTACCCATGGCGCAGGCATTTGAACAATATGACCAATAGTTTCTTTGTTGTCTTCGAGTGCGTCAACAACTTTCAGCACCAACGCATCGCCTTCCACTGCTTGGATTTCGTAAGTGAACTCGTTAAAGCTCTCAAAGATCTTATCTCCGACTTTAGTTGTTTCTTTCAACAACGGACTTCCAGATACAACATGAGAAAAAACATGTGGGTTGTCTCTATTTTCCAGGCCCTCAATCTGCATTGCAGTTTTCCCTGTTGGGAACTGAAGTTTCGTTTTTCCATCTTCTGCTGCTTTCTTCACTTCTTCTCGGATCATTCGGAAGTGAGCGGTGGGATCGTTGTATTGTTTGAGCTTCTTCGTAGCATCTATCGCCGCTTGTTGTGCATTTTTTGCACCCTTTGTACCTCCGCCGTAGCGATTGATAATCGAACCATACGACTCGTCGGGGTTTTCGGCTTGGCGAAAAATATCAGTTGTCTCTTTTTCAAGATTCCCCTTCTGATACAAATCACTCTGCACCTCAATCACTCTCCGAGTAGAGTTGTCAGCCATGTCTTCTACACGGGTGTGGCCGAAGTAGTTCTTTACCTTCATATTACTCCCATCTTCAACGTTCCCCCAATGCACATCTCCAGCTGAGGTCTTGATAGGGCTTTCGAAAATATGCTCATCGTAGTCTTTCACAGCCCCACGAAGCTCATCAGGGAGTGAAATGTTCTCGTATCTACCAGTCATCTGACTATCTGAAACATGTTTCACCTTCAGTGGGAGCAATTCCGTCTTCACCTTCTCTGCGAACTCTTTCACGTTCACCTTATCTCCTTTTTGAGAGTCTAGGATGTTTCTTAGGAGATCTCTCTCGACCTGCTTCACATCTCCAGAGTTTGTGAGGTCTGAGATGAATTGCTTACTTACGATTGATTTACCTTTTAGTTTATCTACAATCTTAGTTGTCAGATCTTTGAAGCCTTGGAAGGTGTCGGGGACTTTAGGCATCGCGGGAGACTTCTTCCCCATTGATTCCATCCACCCCTCTGCAGGCTTCTTACCTTTGAAGAGAGCAGCTTCTTCTGCGGCAGCTTCTTTATCTAAAAACTTCTTCACAGCTTTAGGGGATAGCTTCTTCGCTGCACCTCTCCCGACAGCTCCCAATTCTCCAGTCTGTCCCATCGTAGCGCCCATGATCTCGTTCCTTGAGACTTCAGCGGCTTCAGGGCTGAACGCAATTCCTCTCGCCCGAGCGGCTTCTGGCGTAGTCCCCTGTTTTATCCCCTGTTCTAACAAAGCCCCTTTTGTCCGTTGAGAGGCGACGAAGTCTTGAGGAGCAGACATAAGTTTCTGTGAAAGTGGACGGCTATCGAACATCTGTTGTTCAGCCTCGGATTTGGCTACTTGTCTCCGAGCAACGTCCATATCGGCTGGGAAGGCCATTGAAGAGGCTCCTGGAGTCACCGTGGAAGCCCCTGGAAGGCCTTTAGAGAGGTTTAGAACCGATGGAAGGCGTAAGTTACGTAACCAGTTCCCCGCACCCGTTACAGCGTCCTGTAGGGGCTTCTGCAGACCTCCTAAAAGAGGGCTAGATGAGCCTGTTGGATTTGGGGAGGAAAATGAGGAGATTTGTGGCATATTTTAGACGGGGTTGGGGCGGGGGCTTGCTTTTTTCTGAGAAAAGAGGTATAGTGTCAAGTCACTCAATAATCAACCACAAAATATATGATCTACGGAATTATCATTGTTATCTGTTACTCAATCTACAAGGCTCTTGACTAATCACTCCCCGATTAGAGACTTTCCGCCTTCAAAAGCCGCGCCAAGCCCAACAGCGGTCGCGCCCATCTTACCGATACTAGAAGCGGTGGGGTGGGCTTTTTTGAATCTTGAAAGTCTTGTACTTCCAATCTCCTTAGCTCCTTTTTCGGCGATATTTTCCATCGCATCGTACATTCTCGTCATCTTCTTCATACCCTCCTTGAATTTGTTATCCGTGACACCAGTTTCATTGATGATGAAATCATTGATAGTCTTTCGAGTGTCTTTGATCGCCTGTGTGACTGCTGTGTCTTTTTCTGCTTGATACAATCTTGGGAAGTCTTTCTTCACTGCAGCGTCAAATTCCTTTCTAGCTGCCCAAAGTCCTTCCATCGTTTTAGGATGTTTCGCAATGATCTTCATCGCCCGAGCGCGGACTAAGTCGTAACTTTTTTCTAGAACTGTATCAGCTTTGAACAATTCAGGCATTTCCTGATCCCGGATTCTTGCATTGATAGTCGCCTGATTGAAGGGCTTCTTGCTATTCTTCAAAAATGGCTTCACTTCGTTCTCAGCGATATTTTCGATAGCAGAATCAATAGCATCTACATTCTCTTGAGCTGTCTTCTTTGGATTCACAATTCCTTTCACAGACGCTGCGACTTCTTTATCTGCTTCTCCAGGAACAACTTTGATTTCTCCTCTAAGACCGGTAATTTCTGTCGATCTACCCTTCTCCCCGAGAATGGCAGCCTTCCCAACCTTTGGTGTAGGCTTCGCTGGCATCACATATTCAGCTAGCTTTGCCTCCGCTTTTCTAGCGGCGTTCTTTTCGAGTGAAGTGGCTGCGCCCTTCACAATGTTTTTACCTTCTACTCCTGCGGCTCCAGCTGGGGCAGAAAGGGCTGTTTCAACTGCCTGTGTCCCCATTTCTAATGGCGTCATCACATCACCACCAGCGTCTCTTTGATCACCAGAAGGCATTTTCACCTCTCCGATCCCTGGGAGATTGAAAGGTTTTAGCAGTTCATTACGAACGTCCTCTTGGCCTGTCAGTCCAGCGTATTCTGCCGCGAGCCCTCTGGGAAGTTGGGCGACGGCCTTTATCGGAGCTTCTACGGCCCCCTTCGCTAAATCCGTTGCTTGCTCTCTCTTTTTAGAATCAGCGAGAACCCCGCCAAGAGGCCCGAATAACCCTTCCGCGACAACGTTCTTTGTTGTATCAACTGCTGCCTTCATCCAAGGATGAGAATCTAACCAGCCTTGTTTAGAATTATCTTGTTTTGTGACTGTAGGGATTACAGGATCGCGTTGCGGAACATATGGTTTGAATCCAGATGCAGGCTGAGTCGTTTGTGAGTTCTGAGAATATGAACTACCGAATCTACTAGACCCCGAAGAGTTCACAGATGTCTGAGGAGAAGCTTGAGAGGCCTGTTGCGCAGGCTGCGCGGCTGGTTGTTGGGCTGATTGCTGAACTGGTTGTTGAGCCGACGCGCCTGTCTTTTCTCTAGGATTGTATGGAATGAATGGCATATCTATTGGTTAGAGTTTTGTATAGATAGAAGAGTCAAACTCCGTCAGAGGGATAGACCCGACATTTCCTTCCCTATCTTGCACCCAGATAGAACCGGCAGGAGGGTTTTCTTTTGGCTTCACATATGCACCGACATCGAACCCTGAATCCCTATAGGCATTGATGTAGGAATTATGTTTCGCAGTCAGAAGTTCTCGGATACCTTCCAATTTATCTCTCGCGACCTCTGGAGTGTCCGTTAGTTGAGGGAGCATCTTTCTGTACTTGATTTCATCCTCAGCGCGCAGGACTCCCCCTTCAAGATATGAACCGATAATCTGTGTAGCTCGTTTGAAGTTATCCTGGACTGTAGCTCCTTCAGCGAGAGGGTTATTCGATTCCCACACCCCTCTAACTGGTCCAAATAACTTTTCGTTATTATTGATCAGATCTTCAAGCTCAGTGAGAAGCGGGCCTTCTGTGAGATTTCTCCCCCCAGCGAGAGTGTTCGATTGACCAGATTCAAGAGGCCTTGTCTTCTTTTCAGTTTCCTTAAGCCGCTTCTCTTGTTCCTTTGCATACCAGGCTTCAGCATTCGCTCGATCAGTCTTCCCAACCGGAACACCCTCCTTATCTACCCCATACTGCCACTTTTTACCTGGGTTCGCTTCTAGGTACTGAGCGTATAAAGACGGTTCAGCAGATTCATCTTGCTTAGGCGCATTTCGGTTAGGCGTTACTGCGTGATTATCCGCTGTACGCATTTCTACGTGGAGGTGATTCCCTGTTGAGAACCCAGTGTTACCTGAAAGCCCGACGGACATTGAAGGATCAACAATCTGCCCCATCTCTACACCAATCTCAGATAGGTGGCCGAATCGATAAATCGCCCCAGTGTCGATATCCTGCACATCTACGTAATTCCCATAATCGTTGTTAGATCCAGAAGATCGTTTCAAGTTCCCGTTATACTTATGAACTCCAACAACCTTTCCGTTGATCTGTGGAGTCATTACTTCTGTCCCATCAGGCATCGCCACATCCCAGCCTGTCAAGTTCTTATGAGAGAATCCCTCTCCGGGTTCTTGAGTGACTCTAAAACCTTGTGCAGTTAGGCCATTCACGTAAGAAGTCGCAGTGCCGAGCGCTGCGTCTCCTTCACCGTATTGCCCTGAATTGAAAACTTCAGTTTCTGTGTCAGTGTTTGGATCGTAAACTGTCCATCTACCAGTTTCAGGATTGATTTGCGGGGCTACGTAATGTTCACCGATATATTGTGCGTTCACCACATTCCCTTGGGTGTCTTTCGCAAGGATATACTGACCCGGAGGTCCATACTTGTTCGTCCCCAGTGTGGCAGTGAATGTTTCTGTCTTCCCGCTCATAGACATCTGACCAGTGATGGCGAGACTCCCCCCATCTGGGAGTGGGAGGTTCATCGTTTCTCCGATCGGAAGCCCTGCGGCGATATCTACCGCGCTCTTATACACATCTGCCATGTCCTTGGCATTCTGAATATTCACAGATTTTTGCGCAGTATACATCATCGCTTTCATCTGAGAAACACTCACACCATTCTCTGCTGAGAGGGCCTGATATGTCTCATCTGGGATGTCTTCAGGTTTTGCACCGCTTTCGATCATCATCTTCGCGCTCTCGAGCGCAGACTTCTGATTAAGTTCTCTCTCTTGGAGGTCCAGCTGGCGCATCTGTTTCTTGAACTGCATCTTCTGCATCAACTGATTCTCGAACGTGGTCTTTACTTCCTGCTGCTTCATCAAGAGATCTGTATACTCTTTTCTCCGGCTCTCAGCGAATTCAAGTTTCTTGAAGGCTAATTCTAGATCATTATCTTCGAATGCCATCGTCGCTTCATTGACAGCTTTCCGTTCAGAATTCGCAATATCCCTTAGCGCTCTTTCTCCTCCGGAGATCGTATCTCTGAGGTATTGCATCTCTTGAGTAGACCCCGTCGCGCCGAGAGATGCCATTCTGGTCTTGACCATCGCTTCAGCCTGCTTGTTGGCGATTTTTTGGTCTTCGATCTGTTGTTCGGCCTGAGCGTGGATATCTCCGACGTTTGCTTTGTATCTCGCTTCAGATCTAGTCTTCTGGTCATCCAGAAGTTTGCTCATCTCATCATTCGTATCCTGAAGAGACGTTGCCTGGGCCTTAATTGAATCCAAAATCTCCTGGACTTCAGGCGGGTACTGTGTTGTCCATTCTTCGCCCTCTCCCGCTCCGTTCGTTTGGTCGAACGAAGACACGCCACTCTTCGAATTCGCATGTGGCAAAGGGTTTTCAAGTGCTGAAGTAATCCCTGCTCCGATCATTTCTGCTGCTAAATCTGTATCCTCAGAAGTTATCACTCCTTTATTCGGCGAAGCGAACATTGTCGTGATCGCCGCTTTCTGATCAGCAGTAAAAATGTTCCCTTTTGTAGGATCCCAGCCTCCGTAGAAATTGTTCGTAAGTGGGTCTTTGTACGTCCCAGATGCTGGGTCGTACACCACGCCCATTCGTTGAGACGTGTACGGCTGCCCCGTGGCTGGGTCTACAGCAGCCCCAGGAGAAGCTACCTGACCTGCTTCGAATGCCTTCGCTCTTGCATGTCTCTTTTTCGCCTCTTCGAGAGAGATCCCGTTCATCTTCATCACATCATAGATCTCTCTCTCATATTGAGAGGCTCCAGCTGGGAGCTGAGGTGTGGCCCCGGGAACTTGTGAGTATGTAGAAGGAGGGGCAGAAGGTTGAGCTGCTCCCACGGGCATCCCGTTCAAGCCTTGATTCACAACTCTGTCCCACTTCCCAGAAACTTGGTTCCACACATTCGATTCTCCTGCAGAAGCCACAGGTGCTGGAGGAGGGGCCGTGGCGGCTGCCGCAGCTACCGGGATGTTTGAGGTAGACGGAGGAACAGGGTTCTTCGGCGCAGCCGTAACAGGAGCGTTATATGCTTTCTTACCAGCAGCTTCACTCATCTGTTGCGCTGTGAGTCCTTGTGAGTTCACAGGCGCAGGTGCGGAAGGGACATTAGGATCTGCGACTGGCTGAGTAGTTGGGATGACTGCGTTTGTTTGTCCGGAGGTTGTTGCCATATTAATGTGTGGCTATGAGGATAACGCGCTATAGGTAGTAGAAGGCTTCTTGAACGAAGTCTCCTTCACATTAGGCCCAAACGCGATGATCTTGAAGAAGTTCGCAGTCTCAATCATAAACTGAATATTGTAAAACGGTCGTCGCTTAGTGGTGAGAACAAGACGAAACCTAGCCGCCCCGCTGGGTGAGGTCGGATCCGCCCCGAACGGCGCCACTCCGAACGGCTGATCTCCAAATGGGCCGATAGAAGATGGGCTATAGAAGAACTGCCCCTGTGTTCCGGTGAGCGTCCCAGAACGAGACTCAGCACCATCATCATAAATGACTGTAAAAGTAGCTGAACCGTTACCAGCCATCTCCCCCTCTACGTAGTATTGATCGAACTCTTTTCTAACATCCTTCTTCCCATACGTATTCTTATTAAAAATAAACGTAGAGTTGATCGGAATACCTTCATCTTGCACTTCCTGGTTCAAATCAGAAAGATAATCCTGATCCCCTGTCCATAATTGGAGAGTATCTGGGGAAGTGGCTAGAGTCCCGTAGATGTTAGATTCATACACAAAATAAGACGCAATCGGCATCCCAACCCAAGGCGGTTCCCAGCAACTATATCTTTGATTGTAGACTAGCTGCAAATCGTTCGTAGAAGAATCTGTTCCTTCTTTACAAGAAACAAACGCCCTACCCTTCCACCCGATTCCAGCCGTTTCTGTATCAAAAGGAATGATATCCGTTAGGGCTTTGATCGGGTCAGAGATAGGAAGAGACTGAGGATAATCAACCGTCTGTACCCGAGCGATGTCTTGAATAGTCCTTGTTGGAGAAACAAAGAAAATTGCGTTGTCTGCCTTAAAGACCCCTAGTGCTGAGACAGAACCAGAATCCCCAGAACTCTTTTCATCGTAAGCAGTTTTGGATCTGATTTGAACAATATCGTTCCCATCTTGGCTGAAGGTTAAGTCCTTCACTGTGGCGGGTTTGAAGATATAGTGGTCTTCTTCGAACTGAACCATTCCCGTCACATTCCCTCCTCCTTCTGCGATATTGATAATAAACCCATCTGTCGCCGCGCGAGGAGAGCTGAACGTGAAATCCGTTGGGTCGTCGGTCTTGCTCCCGTACACAGCTCCGCCCCCCGCGAACCCAGAAGAGTTCAAAACGTTAGCGACTAACACACGAGCATTATCAGATGCGAGGAGGACGTTTCCTTTCGGGGCTGAAGCATACTGCGTCGGAGTTTGAGTGATCGCCATTCCAGAGACCAGCGGTGTAGACCCATCAAGCCCGTTATTCGGGTCAGGAGTGACTCCGGTGAATGTCCCCATAGACACGCCTGTGTATGCGAACGTCCGTACTTTATCAGCTGTAGACAACTGGATATTTCCGGTAGGAGTAAAGAGCGCAGCGGCCAGCCCGAACGAACTCTGCGTAGTGATGGTTGTTGCTGACCATTGTGAAACGAGGTCAACTGCGCCATTCCAGATACGGTAGTTATCCGTCCCATTACACATCACCATCTTATTGAAGTTGTCACTGTTCAAGTCATTTGTGGCGAACCCAAACTGCAGGTCTGTTGTAAACCCTGATTCGAGGATAACCCAATCTGGCCAACCATTAGCCCCAATTAGAGCATTCTGTTGAGGATGAAGGTAACGGGTATACGTGCTGAAGGAATTGATCGGGATCTCGAACCCATCTCTTCGTCTCAGTCGAGCAGAGGAAGTCGTCCCACCTGTTAGAGCTGTGAGAGGAGTGCCTAAAAACCGCGACCCATAACGAGTGCGGGGCTTCCCGTCATCGTCAATGATCACGTTAAATGAACCATTCACCATGGATCCGTCCTCGACCTCATCAAGCTGAAGTTTGTTCTGATATCCAGCAGTAAAAAGCTGAGTAAGTCGAAAATGTTCTTGGGCGTTTCCCTCGTATGGCATATCAATTTAGGAAGTTCTGAAGTTGTTCGGTTTCCATATAGGCCGTGACAGGAATCTCGCGTTGTGATGCAAACTTCTCCTTCAAGTCTTCTTCTAGCTTCTCTCTACGGTCTCGATGGAACATGGCTTTGTTAGGATCGATGTCATACATCACGAAGACATTCTCCATCAGATCATATGTCAACCAATCAATGAACTCATCATCACAATTGAAGTAGCTAGAAGTATCGTTCTCATCATCGAAACTTTCTTTCGGGAGTCCGGTGGTTCCATCGATAACAAGATATCCGGAATAATAATGCCAGTCACAAAGCTTTTGTTCTCGCATGTAAATTCCGTTAATACACAATCCTGTCTGGTCTGTCATTCCTGCTGGATACGTAGCCCTGAAGAGAAGATAATCAATAGCAGAATTATCTGGTGTTCCTGTCGTTTGTGCGGAAGTGACAGTAGACCAATCAAACGCGAGTGTGTTCCATCCCTGAACGAACGCTCCTCCGTTCTGTTGAGCAGTCACTGTCAGTTCGTAGTAATTCGAAGAATCAGATCCCCAGCGCATTGTAAATGAGGTGTATTGAGTCGTCACTGAAGGCAGATACACCCAGACCGTAAGTTTCCCTACATCTTGAATTGAGCTTGCTGATAGATCTACCGAGGTCATCGTTGAATTCGTAATCTCTGCGAAGTCATTCACCGATTGTGAAACATCGATATCGAAAGAAACAGACCCTGCTCCTGTCTTGAAGAGGAGAGTGTTTGTTCTGACGTTTGCCGCATCTGAAGCGGCGGTAGCGACCCAAGTCCCCTGCCCTGCACCCGTATACTCTGAGGCTTGGTTAACAGTCGCGACTGTAAGAGCAGGGGTGACGAGGTTGATCAATGCTAACCAGTTCGCCCCATTCCGAGATTCTGAGTATGAATTGATATTCAAAAATCTTCGCCAGAAATCTGCTTCTCGTTCTACTCTGTAGAAGTCATAGTTATCCGGAACAACCCCAGGCCCAGTGATCGCTGCATAATCTTCATATCCTGCAGGGATGGCATACTCGTAAATCCCACTCATCAAGAACACAGGTGTCTTATACATCTGTGTTGGGAGTTCCATGTGTCTACGTGCACGCCGAAGAGCCTCATTCAGGAACAGTGTGATGTTCGCCGTAGATAGAGTCCCATTTGACGAATCAACAATTCGTGTGTTCGCTTGGGTGAAATAGTCCTGAAGAGTGAATGGCATATCAATTCACAGTTAATGAGAATACTTGTCCCGTATTACCCGTAGATCCTGCCGTGCCATTGACCCCCGTCCCAACTCCGGCTCCTGCTGCACCTGCCGCGCCACCTGTAACAACTGGAGTCGCGCCCAAGAAAGTCCCAGCAATGATAATAATTGCTCCTCCATTCCCTCCAGATCCTCCTCCGCCTCCACCGCTGTTCGTTTGCCCGTTACTCGCTGCTCCTCCGGCTCCTCCGAGGCTCCTGATGATGAAGTTATTCGTAATGAGCGGTGAAGCGAGGAAAACGATCCCACCATTCCCACCTGCTGCGCCCCCGCCGCCGCCGCGGCTTGTACCGTCATTCCCTCCAGTCCCACCCCCTCCGTTCCCAGGAGCAATCGTCACTGGAACAATGGTCGTGCTGCTAGCTTCCGCGAGAGTCATCGCGAACGTGTAATACTTCGGTTGATTCAAAGAGGCTGCGAATGTACCTGCTGCGCCTCCCGCAAATCCGCTCTGTGTTGCCCCAAGCCCGCCCGCACCGCCAGCCAACCCTGCGGTATTTATGATTGAGCGTAAAGAAGAAGAACCTGAAATCCCAGCTTGTCCGCCAGAGTCATGCGGAGAACCTCCCCGACCACCATGCGCGCCTGCTGGTAACGACCCAAGAGATGAACCGCACCCAAGACCGCCAGTTGTGGTATTCGAATCCAAGTTCACCGAATCTGTCCCAGCGACTCCGTTACACTGGATAATACCATTGTTTGTAATGCTTGTTTTCGCGAAG